CAGAAATAGAAGTGGCGAGTGTTGAGACAGAGATAGAAGCAGAGATGGAAATGGAAATGGAGATGCCTGAACCAGAGGTAAATGAGCCAGATCCACAACCAGAGGAGGTACAAAATGAACCTACTGAAGAAGATACTACAGAGCCTGAACCTGAAACGCAGGAGGAGCCTAAGCAGGAAGAAAGCGCACCAGAGGCTACTGAAAATGAAACTGAAGAAGTTGAGGCTGAGGAAGTAGAAGAAAAAGAAGAACCTAAAAAAGAGGAAAGTAAAAAAGAAGTGGCGGCGAAAAAAATATTAGAGAAGATGGGTGATAAAGGTAGATATGATTCAGTAAATCAGTTAAAAACATTAATTGTGATGCAAGTATTAGGTAATTCAAAATCATTCTTTGATTCACAAAAACAACTGAATGATATTGAAGGATTTTTTACAGATCAGTTTATTCCTGATGCTGAACTTACAACAAACAATATAGCACAATATTTCTTGTTTGCAGGAAGTGATGGGCTAATGAACGAAATGGTGATGCAACAGTGGCAGAATTAGAATTTGCGGGTTTAAAGTTTAAAGGCGGAAAGATAGTCGTTGTCTTAACAGCACTAGGTACATTGCTTGGTGGAGCATGGGGCGCGTTTGAATTTTATAAGGATTATCTAACGATGAAAGATACCATATCTCAATATGTCAGCCCTGACCTTTCAGGCTTTGATAAACGTATAGATTTAGTGCAACAAGAAGTAGAAATGCTACAGAGTGAAATGAGTATGATCCTGGAAGAAGTTGGATTGGTGGCAGATGTAGCTAAAGAATTGAAAAATGATTTAAAAGGTGATGTGAGGCGTATTGAAACAATCGTTGAAGATGTGGAGACAAGAGTAAAAGAAGATTCTAGATCAAATCAAAAAGACTTAAAATTAACGGTAGACGGTATTGAGTCTGACATGCAAAAATTAGAAAATGAACTAAATGAAGCCATGACAGAATTACAAGAGAGTATTGATAAACAAATAAAAACGACCCTTGCTAATCCTTTATCACAAATGAAGTAATGGTAGCTAAACTTCCAAATAACCAATACTTTACTCCTATCAAAAAAAGAACTAGTATAGGTAATTCTTCACGCAGTAGGCCGAAGAATAAAAACAAAAGACGTCAACACGTTAAATACAGAGGTCAAGGTCATGGGTAAATTATGTGCTAGAGGAAAAGCTGCAGCTAAAAGAAAATTTAAAGTTTATCCTTCTGCTTATGCGAACATGTATGCAAGTGCTGTGTGTTCTGGAAAAGTAACACCAGGCGGTAAAAAGAAACCAAAGAAAAAAGCTAATGGAGGAATGATTAATAAAATTTCTCAACAACGAAAAAATGTATCCAACTATAATCAAGGAGGCATTGCTAAAGGTTGTGGTGGTATTATGGAAAACAAACGTAAAATAACCGCAGTAGCATAAATGTCCTTACGAAAGTGGGTAAAAGAAAAATGGGTAGACATAGGTGCTCCCAAGAAGAATGGTAAGTATCAACCTTGTGGTAGATCTAAAGGCAGTAAAAGAAAATATCCAAAATGTGTTCCTATAGCAAAAGCTAAAAGCATGACGGCAGGACAGAAAAAATCTGCTGTTGCTAGAAAAAGAGCTGCAGGCAATACAGGACCTAAACCAAAGAATGTCGCAACATTTACAAAAAGAAATAAAAAAAGACGTACGTAAGTGGTCTGAACACTTTCTTGAGATACCTAATAAACATTTAGGTGGTTTTCCCGCATGTCCTTTTGCAAAGAAAACATGGCAGGATAATAAAGTTATTATTGAAGTAAAGAGAAAGAACAAATGGTATAAAACAGAACTTAACGCTCAATTAAAACAATTAGATTTTCATATCCATGAGATATTGATATTTTGTGATCCATACTTTAATTATTCTCTAGAGGAATTTCAGGATATTATTGATGCATACAATGATTGGTATAATGAAAAGGATATATTTTTTATGGGTTTTCATCCCCTCAATCCAGCCAATGAAGAAGAACAAGAGTTTTTGGTTACTCCAAATGGGGAGACCCCACTTGTAGAAAGTGATCTTATGTATTCTATGATGTTAATACAAAAGTTCTCGCAATTACAGGAAGCTTCTGATAAACTACACCGTCAAGGTTATTATGAGAAATGGCCAAAAGGGTACTACAAAGACGTTGTAGTATCTAGACAAAAAACCTTTAAACGAATATTCGGAGGTCAATATGATGGGTAAGAAAAAATCAGTTCCAATGAAAAGAGGTGGCGTCGCTAAAAAACGTGGCGGTGGCATGATGATGGAAATGAAACGTGGCGGTAAAGTCATGAAGGGTAAAAAGAAAAAAGTTACCAAAAAGAAAAAGAAATAGATGCCAACTTATTCTTCAACATCAGATTTCAATTTATCAATTGATGATATATCTGAAGAAGCATTTGAACGATGCGGTTTACAGATTCGTAGTGGTTACGATATAAAGACCGCAAGACGTTCTCTTAATTTAATGTTAGCTGAATGGGCTAATAGAGGTTTAAATCTTTGGACAATTCAAAAACAAGAAAAAACATTAGCGGCTAATACAACAGCTTTAACAGGAACTGATTTATTTGGTTCTGCGGCTGATGACAGTTCACAGATTGTTGATATTACTGATGTCATTATTCGTGATTCAAGTAATAATGATTATTCAACATCAAGTATAAGTAGAGCTACATATTGGAATTATACCGTTAAAACGACCAGCGGACGACCAACTCAATACTATTTTGAACGTACGATAAACCCAACACTATATCTATATCCTGCTGCAGACTCAGCATACACTCTAATATATTATGCTCTTGTTCGGATGAAGGATTCGGGCGATTACACGAATAATAATGAGATTCCTTTTCGTTTTCTTCCATGTTTATCTGCTGGATTAGCTTATTACATAGCTATGAAAAAAGCGCCAGACAGAATTCAATTATTAAAACAAATTTATGAAGATGAGTTCCAACGAGCGGCGGATCAAGATGGTGAAAGAACAAGTTTATTTTTGACTCCTAAAACATATCTTCCAGGAGTTTAAATGGCTAGATATGCATCAGGTAAATTTGCTTTACGAATATCGGATCGTTCAGGTATGGCGTTTCCTTATAATGAAATGGTGCAAGAGTGGAATGGATCATGGGTCCATATTAGTGAGTTTGAACCTAAACATCCGCAGCTAGAACCACTACCACGTGTAACAGACCCTCAATCTTTACAATATGCTAAGTCTCAAAAAATTAGTGCTATTGTTCCTTTGACCAATAACCTTTATGCTAGAAATATATTTGGTGTCAAAAAACAAACTATATCACAATTTAATCCAATACCATCTCCAGGGGCTTATGAGACAGTGATTGTCAATACAATGCAACCTTTAGAAGGGACAGATCAAGAGAATAAAGATATAGAAATTAAATCATTTTTAGGTACAATAACAGTGAGTATAACATGACAACTTATTCAGAATTACAAACACAAATCAGAGATTACACAGAGACATCTAGTGATGTTTTAACAGACTCTATTCTTGATGATTTTATTCAACATGCGGAAAAACGTATATTTAGAGAAGTTGATTTAGATGTATATAGGTCCTATCAATTTGCTAGTCTGACACAAGGCAATCCTTTTGTTACCTTACCAGGTGCCAATACAGGGCAATTAGCCTTTATTCGTTCTGCTCAGATATATCCAGCAACAGGAACACCTACTCGTGATTATTTGGAGCAAAAAGATATTTCCTATATGAATGAATATTGGCCAGATCGAACATCTCAAGCCCAACCAAAATACTATGCAATGTGGGATCAAGACACAATATATCTTGCACCTACACCAAATTCCAATTATAATATTGAATTAGCTTTGAACAAGCAAGAAACTGGATTATCCTCATCTAATACAACAACTTGGGTGAGTACAAATGCTCCAAGAGTTCTTTTATATGCTTGCCTATCGGAGGCATATAAGTTCTTAAAAGGACCAGATAATCTTTTAGCTTTCTATGAACAAGGCTATCAACAAGCACTACAAGGCTTGCAACTTGAACAACAAGGTAGAAGAAGACGTGACGAATACTCTGATGGCGTTCTCCGACTTCCTCTTGAATC